AATGTGTTGAATTGTGACATGTCGTGAAAGATAAAAATCAGATTCGTAATCAGTAGGTCGAGAGTTCAATTCTCTTTCCTGGCTCCAAAAAATCAAGGGGTTAACTGTAAAAAGTTACCCCTTTTTTCTTGAAAATTGCGCCGGGGTATACTTTTGGGTATACTTTTGGACGGGCTTCATTGATCCTATCTATTACCCCGTAAAACAAAAATAAGGGCAGCTCAAAAGAGGCTGCCCTTTTTCGTCCAATAGTTTTGGCTCAATCATCCCAAAAAAAAACGCCCGTGGACCGGAGGTTCAAAGCATCCACGGGCGTCGGCTTCCCTGAAACCAGCCAACTAGGTCAGCCAATATATGTCATCCACCATGCACGAGCTTGTGCTTGGTCATGGCCCTGGCCAGCGCCGCAAGCCCTTCGGCCTCAGGTCTACTCTTTGTGGTAATGGTTGCTTCCTGTCCGGCGCTCGCGAAGGTGAAGCGGTAAGACTCTGTCGCGCGCCCGCCACCTGCCAGACCGCGCATGTTTGCCGGAAACCCGGAGAGGTCAACGCTTGCTCTTGGGATGCGACCTCCGCCAGCAAGGCCTTTGATCTTTTCCAGAACAGCTTTCAAGTCTATGCTCGAGCGCACCTGGTTGAGGGATGGCAACAGCCAGGGAGCATCTCGGTAGATTATGCGGGATGACAGAGCGTTGGTCACATCTTCGCCGCCGGCCAAGGCTATGGGCGTGCGGCCCCGAATCATGCCGAGCATGTTGTCCTTCAATGAGTAGCCTGGTAGTCGCCCACCAAAGGCGTAGCCTGGAATGCGGCCTCCTGTAGCGCGGCGCGGGTACTCGTCGACGTGAATGGTTTTAATTGTGACCGTCTTGTCTTGAATCTTCGCAATTTCACGCTGGATCTTTTCAAGAACTGGCGTTGCGAGGTCTTTCGCTTTGAGCTCAGTTTCGAGCTCTTTGATCTTGTCGTGAGCGTCCTTTATCTCCTGAATCCTGTCTCTAAGATCGGCGACTTCGCCTTGAGCTTTGGACAGGTCCATCTGTTTTCCATCCTGCATGAACGCGAGGACTTCCTGAATTCCTTGTCCCGCTTCTTTGATCCCCGAAATAGCGGTGCTGGATGCCTGAGCGGCGGAAACGATCGTTGTTTCCCCGTCCTTCACTTCTCGGCTGAGCTGGGAGAATTGACGGCGGGCCTCGTTATAAAGATCCATGGCCTGCTTCGAGTCGCCCTCGGCTTTTGCCTTAGAGGCTTCACTTAGGGTATCGCGTGCCTCAGAGAGCTTGTCAAAATAGAGCTCGCTGGCGCTCATGCTTGTGCGCATCACTTCGCGGACGAGCTCGTCAGTGGTCTTCTGTTCGTCAAGCCGCTGCTTAGCCAGCGCCTTAAGTTGTTCTGTATACTCTTCTTCTTTTTTGAGAGCAGCCTCAAGGGAAGATTCTGTCTTGGCAAGCCATTCGTCCCACTTCTCTGTCCTCAGTCGGGACAGTTCGCCCTCCATCTCTTTGATCGAGTCTACCCGTTGTTGTTCCACCGACAAGGTTTTATCTTGCGCTTCTGTTTTTCTCGCCTCAGCCTCCAGGACCATCTTCTCTCTGGTCTCACTGTCAGCTTTGACAAACGTGCTGAAGTCGATAAGCTTTTGCTTCGAAAGATCGATACCTTTCCAGAAGGTCTGCCATGCTCGTTCTTCGGCGGAAAGGAAGTTTAGCATAGCTGTGCCTGCGCGTTCATACATTCCTACGATAGGATCGTTCGACGCGCTGTCTGAATAGACTGCTGTTAGCTCTTTCCATGCGCCTGCTAGAACGCCTGTATTTTTTGCAGCTCGCCCAAGAGACGCATCGGTCTGTTCGAGCAAAAGACTGTAACGAATCTGCGCTTTTTCCAGCTCGGTCAGGTCTTTGTAAGCAATGTTATGGACGTTATGCGCTTCATGCCATGCCCTGACGGCTGTTTCATTCAAGGTCAAACCAAGATACTCTGCGGCTTCAGCCTCTCCCCGCAGTGCAGCGGTCACCCGTTCAACAGACTCTTCAATCCCCAGATTTCTGCCCGCCGCCATTTCTCCTGCACGCCGTAAGACTTCCACCATCTGACCATAGGAAAGTCCAAGACGCTTGGTCATGTCCTGTGTCCTGGCCGCTGCGTTCGTTAAGCCCGCCTCGCTGTATATCCTGAGTTCTGCCGAGAGTTCTCGAATAGCCTGCTTCCACTGCGCAACGCTTGCCGTGTTCGAAAATTCCCGATTTGCAGCTACGGTCGAAGCTTCGAGCGCAAAATTCGCAGTGCTCGTATCGATCATGATCCGGTAAATGGAGGACAGGATGGCCCGTACGGTTTGGAACCCGAGATAGGCCCCAATCATATTTTTTATCCCAGTGACAACGGTAGATGACAGCCTGGATTGTTCACTCAGTTGTGCATTAAGGCCTTGTTGATTCCTTGTTGCAGATTGAGTGTTGGTGGACTGATCGCGAATGGCAATGGCGGTAGTTTGTTGGGCCTTGCCAAGCTCCTTATGGGCTCGCGTCGCCTGTTCAGCTGCCACCTTCTGCTCTTGCACCCGTCGTTTGAGTTCCGCCTGAGCCCTGGAGAGGTCCGTGGTATTAACCCCGACTTCACGCAAGATCTTTCTTTGATCGTTAAGGGCACTCCTCTGCCGAATAAACTCATCCTTCAGCCTGCCAGCCTGTGTTCGAGCTCGATCAAGGGCTGTGGCCATAGCCTTGGTCGGAGTCTCGGCGGTTTTCATTGCACGGGCCAGTTCGGCAACCTTGTCAGTCGCGGTCTTCCACGCGGCTTCGGCTTCACCGGTCTGCCTTTTCAGCTTTGTGAAAGAGTCAATCTGGCCCAGGGTCTTTAGGTTCCGCTGGAGGGCGGTTATTTCCGCCCCTCCCTCGGTTCCAACCTTTAGAGTCCACTCGACTTTATGTTGTTTGCTGGCCATTCGCCGCCTCTTCCAGAAGGGTTTTAAAGTATGTGAATCCCAGGTCCCAAGGGGCGGCAACGCCCCTCAATTGCAGCATCGCGCACGCAGTCCTTATTGATCCCGATCCGGCTGAGACACCGCGCTTTTTGCCAGCCGGGCGAAGAAAGGGTTGAGTTCCTCGATCTTCTTGATGATCTTGTCGATGTCAGAGGGGAAGCTCTCCAACAGGGAGGACTCTGTCATATCCGTGCAGAGCAGAATAACGTCTGAGGTGATATGACTGCTACCCATGAGCATATCAACCATGGGGACCAGGGTCGTTTTGGCGCGGCCCTGGATATAATCGTCGACGTCTTTGGTGCTCATCTCGCGCACTTTGATATCTTTGCCGCGAATGGTCAAAAATTCAGAATTTATCATGTCTTCCTCCATGATTGATTAGGCCCCTACTGAGGCATTATTTAAGGTTTCGAAGAATAAATCTAACACGATTCGCTCGGACGGTGCCGCCGCCAGTCAGCCAGGGTAAACGCGCTCTCTGCTAAGAACTGCTCAAAATTCCAACTATTGCCGGACATAGATGAGCAAGTCGCTAGGGCAAGGATCCTCTTCGGCAATGCGAAGTTCGTAAACGCCCCCATCAATGCAGTCGATGATTTCGCAAAACGTTGGGCCTGCAACTTTAAGAACCGTCATTGGCGTGCCGTCATCCATGATTTGAATCAGTGTAACGACATGCGTTGTCATTCCCTGAAAGATGATCTTTGCCCTTGATCCTTGAACGACTCCGTCATCACCGCGTAAGCTGAACTGGCCCGAAACCCGGGCGCTGGAAGTAAGTACAAATCTTGTTTCCATTATTTCTCCAATGGCCAGACAGCAGATATTGAGCTTTCGGCCAGGCTTCAGGGTTTGGCTTAGCGGCTCAGCTTCACGCGGGCGGTGCCAACATTCAGGGCCTTGGCCCCAACGGCGTATCCCATGGGGGCGTTGTCAGTGGCCGTAGCTGTAGCCGCTCCGCTTCCAGCGGTGCCGCCGTAGGGGTCTCCGTCCGCATCCCAGTAAACCGCCGCTCCCACGGTAATGGCCGCAGCAGCCGCCGGTATGTCAAAGACACCATCAACAGCCAGTTGTCCGACAGCACCGTTGGCGACATCGAGCAGGCTGACACCAACCAAGGACCCAACCGCTACGACTTGGCCAGACTCGATGTCGGCAGGCGCGTCGAAGGGAATAACGTGGCCGGCCTGTACGTAATTCTTTGCCATAATCAGACCTCCTCAACGGACTTTACGCTTTGCCCAAGCGTGTACAAAAGGCAGTCCGGATTCGTGCATTTATGAAACCTGGCCCGAATGTTGCCGGACCAGGCTTCTGTTTTTGTGACCTGAAGCCTTTGACCGCAAACTGGACAGCTTGCTTTATGCTTCGCAGAATAGGTAACCCCCGCTCGAGCAGCATCAACGGCCTCAGTCACGAGCAGGAGCGCTGCCCGATTAAGCGCCACCGTCATTCTTGTAGACGGCTCGCCAATCAACAGCCTTGGCGCCGCAATCAATCCGGACCTTGTATTCCACGCCGTCAACGTTGAAGCCCTCACGGCTTTCCAAGTAAGGCGACTGGTTCCCGTTCAGGAAAAACACAGTCACGGTTTTTCCCTTGGGGCCGACCAGATACCAAGCGTTTTGATCATCGTCGTCCAAACGCGGGTCGTAGACACGGCTGAAGTAGTTCCCTGCATAAGGGTTCGCCTTGCCGGGGGCGGCCTGGGTGCCTTCCAGGGCGCTCAAAAAGAACTGTTCGGAGGACCCTTCCAGAGCGACCGGAGCAAGAAAAAACTGAGGCCTGATGTTCAGAGAACGGAGGCCAAGGATGTCCTTCTGCTTGCGCATGGCCGCAATGCCTGTGGCAATGTTGGCGACGGAGATCGAGCCACCCGTTCCTGCCAAGTTCTTGTGGTCTTCATGGAAGAGGGCCTTGCCGTCGCCCATAGTCTCGTTTCCGGTCAAAACGACATAGGCCACATCTCCGACTTTACGCCCTGCAGCTTCGCCGTGAGCCATGGGGATGGTGGTCAGGGCCCCCAAATCATCGTTGATGATAGACTGGCGACTGATCGCAAATAGCTTGCCATAGGTCGCGATCTTGAATTGCTCCTGCGCTTCGCCCTGGATTCCGTGGGTGTATTCGCCATGCTCCGCCACTTCTTCCAAATCACTCATCTCCGAGGGCCTGACCAAGGAATGCGCCTTGAAGTCGTTGGCGTTGCCCGTGGCGCACCATTGCATCCAGGTTTCGCTGGAAGTCTCGTAGCCCATGAGCAGGGACTTGTTGGCGCTGGCTGCCAGAATCTTGGGGAAGTCGCTCGTTGTCAGGGCACGGCCGATCATCTCCGGGAGATTGCGGCCAATGCTACGCTGTCCGGATCGGATCAGGCATTCCCTGGCCATTTCGCGAAGGGTCAAGGCCGCCAAGTCGTTTTCCGTGGCAGTGATCAATCCTCCACGCACCAGGATGGCGTCCTGGGCAGCGGTGCGGAACTTTTCGCCTTCGGTCTCTCCGGCTTCAGCGCGGAAGTCAGGGGCCTGAGATCTGGTTTCTTTCATGTCCTTTAAGATCAGCGCTTGGAATTCCTGGACGCTCTGACCATCCTTCACGGCCGCCCTGGCCTTATCCATGACTCCAAACTCCTGGCCAAGGCCCATGATCTCATTCACGCGGGAGCGTTCCTGCTCCAAAATTTCGTTCTTTTCCATGTGGGTCTCCAATGATCTTGCTTTGGCCTGGCTGTCCGCGCCTATGGGCGTGATGGAAAGTTCCCGCAGGGTCCATTTGGTCGCGACCTTGACCGGGCCTTGAAAATTTCTTCCGTCAACGGCCGTGGACTGCCCTTCGGGGATCCAGACCGATTCCTCTACCGCGTAGCCAACTGAAAAATCTGTGAGGTGGCCTTCCTGAACTTTGGTCATGGCGTCTTGTGCCCGTGGCACTGAAGAGAATTCCACCAGGCCTATGAGCTCCGATCCTTGCGCCATGATTGCGGACACGCTGCCCAGAACCGTTTCAACGGTGCTTCTGTCGTGGGAGTCCAAAAGGGGCACTTGTGCCGGGTAGGAAGCGCCGCTCATGAGCAGGACCTCATTCACCACGCCAAGATCCCAGTCGTAGACCCGTACCGGGGTTTCCGTGGCCATGGTCGCCAGCACCTGCCGGGCCTCGGCGTTCATCGTCTCAGGGCCGCCAGGCAGCGGCATTTTTCTGGTTGTCAATTTCATCTCAAAGCCTCCATGCCAGTCAGCTTTTGTCTTTCTCTTTTCATGCTTCTTCCTCAATGACGGCTGGATTCCCGGCTAGTGCTGTTGAAACTTCGCCGCGTGAAAGGCCTCTCTCTGCAATCATGCTTTTCGCTTCCTTGATTTCGTCCAACAGTTCTTCGTAGTCCCTGCCTCTGGCCGCTGCTATTTCTTGAGGTGAACGAAGAAGGCTTTCCAACTGGTCCACATGGGCCTTTGTTTCCTTGAGGGGGTCTATCGATTCCATGCCCGTAGAGACCCATTTGGCCGGGCGGTATCGGGTAGGATCAGCCCAATACCCGGGCAGGATCAAGCGGCCGGACAATACCGACTGCCGGAGAACTTCGCGAAAGATAGGGGTGCAGAGATGCCCGGTCATGCGGCCTTGGTGGATCTTCAGAATCTGCGTCAGGTCGTTGCGGCAAACCCGCATAGTCGAGTAATTGACGCCGCTGTAGTCGCCGGACAAGAGCTCATAAGGAACTCCTGTGGTTACGGAAAGCATGCGTAGGACAAGGCGGACAAATGGGTCGAAGTTGTTGCCGGGTCGATTATGAGAGGCCAGGTTGATTTTTTCGCCTGGCCGAAGATATTCAAGAACTGCATTTTCCAGATATTCGTTGCGCGGTGCAGCTCCCGGGGCCACTCCTCGTAAGTCCTGGAATCCGGACAGATCTGGAGATTCGATGAAAGCAAGATATTTGGCGGCCATTTTTGCGCCTTCGATCTCGGCGCCCAAGTATTCGCCAAGCTCGCGGGCCGCCAGAACTCCAGGGGCAAAGGGGCTGATTCCCCGAAGCTGGCCGGGACGTTGCATGACGTAACCATGGACCACGTCCGCAGCCGTCACGCGCATGGGTCTTTTGTCTGTCTCAAACCAGTAGGCCAGGGCCTCGCCTGTGTCAGGATTGAACTCAACGCCCTGGTCAATTTCGTTGGTTCGAACAGCCGGGGTTCCAAGGGCGGTCAAACGGTCCGCCTCGATGGCCTGAAGACAAAAAGGGATAAACCGCTTGGTGTCCGGGGATTGCCGTTTGATCAGAAAGAATTCCCCGCATTCACATTCCTGGCGCTTGGCCAACTGGCAAAGCTCGTGAAACGTGAGTTTTCCGGAGATGTCGGCTTGGTCGGTCCATCTTTTGAATGCGTCTTCAATGTTCGAGCGGACGGTTCTATTTCCATCTTCGCCAGGCAGTGCATTGGACTGCAGTACGTAGCCTTGGCCAACGGTCAGGGCCACTAGCACGTCAATGGCGCGGCCAAAATACGGGAAGTCTCGGACCAATTGCCGGACACGGCTTCGGACCTGTGGGGAACTGGTACGAATTTCTGTGTTGGCGTCGGAGTCGATAGGGTTCCAGCCCCCGACGCTGGTCTTTGCGGCCGCGTATTGGCGCTTGCCCTGGATCAATTCCCGGGCCGCCATTCTTGAAAGTTGAGCACGAGGGTTGAAGACGCCCACCAGGTTGTCCACTACTTGCCCGATCATGATGCGCTCCTGCCGTAGGTTCTACCCAAGGGGCGGGTGGACAGGTTTTCCATATTCGCCCGGTGCTCCACTTCCTGGAGTAGGGCCATGAACTCGGCGTAGCTGCGGCATTCACGGACAACGCCGTCAGCGGTATAGCTTCGTGTGAGGTAGTTTCCAGAAGCAAGATCATTTTTGAGCTGGACGAGCAGGTCGCTCCAAGTCGTGAAGGCCATAAAAGTGTCTCCTTTAATGGGAGTCTCTTACGGCCTTCTTTTTTGGAAAAAGTCTAATTTGGCTTTTTCGAGCGATAACGAGCGCTACTTTTCCGTCATTACTACGTTGTTGAGCTTGACGACATCTTGGGCACTGGCAATTGAGCCCCTTTTTCAGCCAGCGAAGCCAGCCTGGACAGCTCGATCCTGTCCCTTTTCCACTGGTCAATCATTCCTTTGTCCGATTCCCAAACGTGCCCCAGCTTTGCGGCCGGAAATCCTTCGTTCTTGATCCAGCCCAAAACCGTGGCCTTGCTGCGCCGCGTGTACTGCGCAATTTCTTCCATTCCTGAAAGGTTTGTACCTGGCTTGATAACTTCGGCCTTGGCCATGGGCTGGCTGCTCACTGCTACCATAGGTTGTTTTTCCTCGTTGCCACAACGGGCTTCGGGTTGGTTTGTATGATTTGCTCTTGTGGTTGATGCCAAAAGCGGACGCCAAGCAGCTCGGCTGCCGCTAGGCCATAAACGCTGCAGTCCCAAAGGTCGCAACGCTTATGTCCGGGCTGTCTCCAGATACCGCGTTCGTCTTGGTACTCTGCGCTCATGTGCTTGATGAAGTCTGCGCTTGGATCCTTGTGCAGGGTTATGCCGCCGGGATTTCCGGCGCCTACGGCCAACTTTCCGGATAGCAGCGTCTTGAAGTGGTTCGTGTCCACCCTGATCAGCTGTAGACCGCCGGGGACTGGGTACTGTTTGCCGTCGCGGCCGGGGATCTTGTCCAGCATGGTTGAAGCCCAAGGCGCACCTTTCAGACGCTGTTCGCCCTTAAGGGGCCTGCTTTGTGGGCGCTGCCTGCACCAGTCGTAGACTTCTGCCGTGCGGTGTCCTTGGCTGTCGATTAGTGCCAAGCGGACAGGGTGACTCCGCCCTTCCTGGTCTTGATAGTGGGCCGCCCACAATACGGAGTCCAGCACCAGTAGATCCGGAGCGAAGCCTTCTCTCACCAGGTGGCCGGTCAACTCCTGGCCCCAAGCCCAAATGGTGAACCAAAAGCCTGTGTCCTGGGTGTCGACGCCTGCAGTTAAGGCCACGGCATCGGGAGGAACCACGCCTGAAGGAAGCTCTACCTCAAGCACCAGGATCGCTTCCGGCTCTTTGGCGGACTGCTGCCGGTCTTCCCAAGGTTCGGCCAAGCTGCTGTTGACGAAGTTGTGCAGACTGCCGGTGTTTCCCTGTTTGGCTTCTTTGGTGGCCCGCATGAATTTAACGGCCAAGCTGCCCCATGTAGTCCAAGGGGAATAGAGCTCTGACAAGTGGTAACTGATTCGATCCGCCGGAGCAGCAGGGTTGCCGGGGATCCATTGTCCGGCCTCCAGCATGGCGGACTTGTGGCGCTCGGTGATTATGCCTTGGCAGTGTGGGCACTCCAGCCATGTCTGATCATGCACAACCTTGGCGTCCTGGTCTTCAGCCCACTTGACCTGTTGCCACTGCAGCACAAAAAGCGCTCCGCAGTGTGGGCATGGTACGTGATAGCGCCGCTGGTCTCCGGCTTCGAAAGCCTTCCAGATCGGACCGCGGGCAATGGTTGGCGTGCTGGCCAGGATCGCCTTGTGGTTTCTGAAGGACTTCGTGCGCTCCATAGCCAGACTCAATGCGTCGGCCTCTTTCTTGGATTCGTCCGGCCACTTGTCCACTTCGTCGGCCAGTAGGTACCGGATAGGACGGCTGGCCAGCTGGGCAGGGTTGCCCGCTCCCTGCAGATAGATGCTGCAGTTATCCAGCCGCATTTCCGCCGCTGAAAAGTCGAACCTGTCCACGGTCTTGTGCTTGGCAAGTGATGCGCAGTCTTCAAGCAAGGGCTGCAGCCGATTCTTGCTGAAGCTCTTGGCCGCGTCCATGGAGCTTTGCACAAGCAGGACTGGGCCGGGATCCTGATCAACGGCATAGCCAAGCATAACGAGCATGGTCATGGTTTTTGAACTCTGGGCAGACCAGCACAAGCTGACCTGTCGTATTGCGGGATCCTTGAAGGCCTCCAACACGTCGCGGACGTAAGGCGTTTGCTCGGTGCTGTAGCGACCCGGAAAGGCTGTGGCGCGGTTGGACAATTCAAGGTTGGCCTCCGCCCATTGCCACGGGTTCAGGTTCGCCGGAGGCTTCCAGGCCTCCATCCATAGGGGCGTCAATGTCGGATGAAAGTTTTGAGAGAGCACTTTGGATTTCCTCTTCCAGCTTCTGCTGGATCTTTGGCCAAGGCTGCCCCTCCAATTGAGGCGCAAGCTTGCCGGGAAGATTGGTCAGCGTGGCTTTGGCGCTGATGATCTGTCGAAACAGCCAGGTCTTTACCTCGGACTTGGACAGGAGTTCACGGCGCTCCTTCTGAAGGTCCACTAGATTTTTTTCGGCCTTGCGAAGCAATTCAACGGCCTGGGCGTAATTTTTGAATGCTTGGCCGTTTTGCTCATCCATCCACTTTTGATAACCGATGGCCTCTGAATGACGAAGACGTACAAGGGCTGCATCGAGACCTACGTCTCCACAGGGTTCGAAAACGTGGGCCTGGTCGCCCGTACCTGTATGTCCCGGCGCTGGCTTTGCCTCGGGAACTGAAAGGGCAGGATTCACCAGCTGCCAGTGATCGCGGGCATACTCCAGGGCTGCATCCATGGGGAATTCCCCGGCGTCGTTGGTCCGGACTCTCCCGGCCTTGGCGTGCCGGTAGACCGTTGCCCGGGTAGCGTTGAAGCCTTTGGAGAGTAGAAACTGAAAAAGCCGGTTGTAATTTGGCAACGCAGCACCAGACGCTACATTGTCTGGAACTTGAATCATAAGCTGCTGCATTTGCATCATTTCTTGTCTCAATTTTGTTTCAAAGTGTTGCACGGTGGAACATCGCGCCACTTGCGACCCCTGTCAGGCTGGATCCGGGAAAGGACCCGCGATGCCTCGCCATGCTGATCACGCCTCAGCCACTTGATTGCCATTCGCTTTCAGTCGCTGAGTCTGACGCCGTCCACGTCTGGCCCTGGCTGCGATGACAACCGTGGCCTCGGTCTTGACGTTCCGCCATATTGGTTCTGCCTGGGCCCCGCCTGGCTGGTGCTGCGGGTTGATATTGTCGACACGGTTGATAGGGAAGGGGTTTGGATCCCTTCCGAGGTACGGGTTAATATTGCCAAGACGGGGGACGGGAAAAGGCTTCATATCGCCTCTGAGGTAAGGGTTGTCGCTCATGAATCCATCCTGCTGCCTGGCCTTGTTGCCCTGCGATTAAATATTACGAGATGTGCGCGGATCAGTTCACCCGCGTCTTTGATGCGGCCTTCCAGATCTTCCACAGTCTTGAGGGCCCCGCTTGGGGCTACGGCGATGGTATCTGCGCAATACCTGGACAGCCTGTCCAACTCGGTCAGCGCTTCCTCAACTCCGGTTCGAAGCTCAGAAAATAATCGTGTCATGTGCGCGTCCATTGCGGCCTCCGGTGTTTAAAACTCCCAGTTCAAAGCGATCTTCCCCGATGGTCCCACGATGTAACCCCCCTCCTTTATATACCTTATTACTTTATTTGGGATGATGGGAGTATATAAGTATATATACGCGCGCGTGTGCATGCATGTGTGTACGTGCGGGGTATATGGGAAAAACCTCCCAACCTCCCATTATCGAACAAAAAAGCAATGTTCCCAGATGGTTGAAAAATGTTGTCCTGGGAAGTTCTACGGGAACTTGGGAGCTTGAAGTGGGGGGAGGGGCGCATTTATTTCACCTCGCTGGACACAGAGAGTCTGTAGCTCCCTTGAGCTGCACGCCTGTGTACATAATTTTGTTGCTTTTTTTTCTGCGAAAATGTTTGCCGAATTCACGTCCGAACCAAGATTTGGATAAAGGATCCACATGGTTCTCTACACACCATTTCACAAATGCGTTATAGATAACATCAGCCCTAGTCGACACGCAATTTTCACTTCTATCACAGAAGTCATTTATAAACATCTTAACGAAAAGATCATTTTTTGCAGTAGAGCGCGTATCGACTATCTCGCATAAACAAATATACCTATTCAGCAAGTTAAATTCACTCACTTCTCCAGATTTTTCGCATAACTTCAGCGCAATCTCAAGTAGTGTAATTCTTGAATGTTTACATAAGTTGTTCTTTGACGCCATTACGCGCAGCAAGGTTAAGTTCGAATTAATATTATGCATTGTTGACGATCCTCAGCTATAGTCACTGTCCCTGAATGGGGGGCGTAGATAGTCTGCCCAATAGTACTGAGTGTCTTAGTGTTCAATTGCTCCCTCCCTTGCTTTCAGCCATATCCTGGCGAATGCGTTCAAGCCTTTCCACGGCCAGTATCATCATTTCAGACCGTGTTTCCTTGTGGATATCTTCAAAGTTGTTGTTGATCAGGCCCACCAGATCCGCGACAAAGCCAAGCTCTTTTGCGATACTCGGACTGCTCATGCTACCTTCCTCACGGTTTGCCGAATTTCATTCCTGACGATGTCCAACTTCAAAGTCATTTCTTGACGAACCAAGTCTAGCAGCATCGTAATGCACTCATCACTGACATAATCGGCTACTTCTTTTTTTGCGAGCAACTCCAACGCCTCAATAGCTGTGTTCATGTCGACTACGGCATTCTCAATGCGACTCATGCTTCCCTCCTGGGTGTTTCGGTTAAAATGATGTGCGGCCGGCCATTCACAATGATTCCTCGGACTCGCGGGGCATGTTGCCTCAAGAGTTCTCGCCAGACTCCTTTTGTCAAAGGCAGCGGAGCAGGTTTGCGCTGCTTCATGACCGTCTTTCCCGCCGCCGATCATTTTCCTTGGCAGCCAGTTGTTCCCAATGAAGAACGATTCCGGAAAATCTGGACAGGTCACAGTCTTCCAGGTCCCGCAGGTCGTCGAGGGTCATGGATCTGTCGAACGCCTCAACCAATGCGATGGCCACAGGTCTAGGGCGGCGTTGTGAGTCGTGTTGTGTTTCCATTGCCGCCACCTAGTGTTGCGCCTGCGTGGGCAGGGTGACCGAGGGGCGCGACGCCATCCAGGCCTGGACGTCACTTTCGCGCCATCCAACAGAGGAGCCTCCTAAGCTCAAAGGCGCTGGGAATTCTTGGTTTTTGACCCACCTGTAGATTGTTGATTTGCCGCGAATGCCGATGGTCTGCATGACCTCGGGGAGCCGAATGATTCGATCTGCCATCTTAAAACCCTCCTGTTATGACTGGGCCTCGTGTGCGCTGTCTGTGTTGCCGTGGCACCATATAAAACACGTGTTGCCGTAGTAATACATACATGTCAAGAAAATATTGCTACAGGAAGACAAACTCCCAAAGGAGGTGTCTTTATGAAGAGCAACGTTAGAAAGATCATGGAAGAAAAAAACATTACAATTCGTGATCTTATGGTCAAAATTGACGAGATGTTTCCTCGCACGTACGAAACCGGAAATAAGAAGGGGCAGATTCTGTACACGTCTTCGAAAACGATCATGAATGCACGAGACGATGGAAAAATTGAGTCTTGCACCTTGGCGACCTTGAAAATGATTGCCCGAGCCCTCGGTGTTTCTGTCCATGATCTCTTCTTCGACCGTTACGATTCTGAATGACGTCTGGTTGTCCTGCCCATGAAATCAAAAAACCCCGTGAACCTGTATGGTCCACGGGGTTATGTTTGCACGGCCGGGTGGGGAAAAATCAACTAGTTCGTCTGGTTCCGTATTTGCTTTAAACCTTCAGCAGGAGTTTTGTTTATATATCGGTTGGATATTGGCGGTTATTGCGCTGTCTTGGGAGTTTTGTCCGTTGAAATTTTCAAAATTAATTACTGCCATTCCTTGTTGTCAATGTATTCTCTTTCGAATTCGTCGAACTTGCGAATTTCATCAGCGTATTCTGGGTCTATCTCTCCGATGGCTTCATACTGCTTGACGTTTTGTGTAATGCTCTTCCACCCATCTGGCATCCATAATTCTTTTTTGCTTCCTATTAAGCCCGCATTCTTCGCCCATTCTCTATATAGGGCCGCAGTTACAAAAAATCGGACAGGAGACAAATAGAAAGACGTGAAAGGGATTTCAAAAGCCCCTTGCTTGTCAGCAATTGGGTTTGTCTGCTTGTCTGTCCAAGTGAGAGCATTGTCCGCAGCCAATAAGTGTCGGACACTCGTGAACTCTTTCATGTGCTTTCTGGCTAACCCAACGTTAAGGCCAGCCTTTTTCCATCCGCAAAAAAAACCCTTTTCATTTGCGGCCATAATCACATTCAAAGAGCGTCTTCGTTGTGCATAATAATAGTGTTCACACTGAATCTTGAAAACTACGCCGACGATATTAGATCGAAGAAGCTGCTTTTCCACGAGCTTTGCAGTCTTATCATCAATGGTGAAATCGAGTGTTAATGGCTTGGACCTAATTAAGCGCTCTCTGATAGCTCTATATTTTGAGCTCGGAAAGAGCATCATTGCGCGAGTTTTGATAATAAGTTCAAGGGTTGTCTTGTTAAATGGTTCAAGTGCCCCAAATATGGGGTGGAAGAAACTTTTTAAAAGCCCACCTTTTTCAAATTCCAGCTCTTTTTCCAGCTCGTTCTTTTTTAAATACCGTTTTTCGGAACTGTCTATGAGCTGCTGCACGGTCCTCGAAATGGAATCAAACTTCCTTTTTGCCACAACCATTTCTTTACGATCCAATTCGCCAGTCAAAAGGCCGGTTGTTTCGCGAGCACTCATAGGTGGGGCTATAGTTTTTTTTTGATTCATTTTTTGGTGTCCTGCATGCAAAGTCGTTGACCGGCTTGAAAGTGAATCAGCTTGCTATGATCTTGGCCGGCCAGGATCAAGTCCAGTTCATCATTCCATTTCTCCAAGGCTTCCCGCTTTTCGGTGATGTATGAATGGCGGTCATATACGGCGTCAACGCTCCCGTCCACATGGTTGAGGATCTTGGAGACCACGAGACGCGGGGCTCCCAGTTCGGTCATGAAGGTAGCGCAGGTGCGGCGCAAATCGTGGGGCGTGGCGTGGGGGATTTTGTGGCGCTTCAGTGCGCGGTCCATGGCCCTGCCTAGCGCCTGCTTGCTCAGGAAGCTGTTCTTTCTGGGGGATCGAAAGACGGCCGTGTCGCTGGCTGTGGTGGAAAATGCAACTTTCAGAATTGCCATTACTTGCTCCGGGAGAGGGACGATCTGGGCGCGGCCGTTTTTCACCTGGTCGCCGGGGATCGTCCACAAAGCCCGCTCTAAGTCGATCTGCTGCGGGTTCATCTGCAATACCTCGCTGCTACGCTGGCCGGTGCGCAAGAGCACTTCCAGGGCTAGCCGCGTGCCGATCCATGGGGACTCTTTTTGCATGGCTTCGAAAAATCGGCGGATTTCTTCCCTGGTCAGAGCGCGGTCCCGGCTGTCTTCTGGCGTGGCCTTGATGTAGATGGCGGGGGATGTTTCGAGAAGACCACGCTCCACGGCAAATCGGCACATACGCCGGAAGATGGCTAAAGCGCGGTTTGCCTGGGTGTGTGCGCCTCGATCTCGGATTCTGTCCAAGGCGGCCACAATGTCCCTGCGGGTCAGTTTGGTCATCTTGATCTTGCCGATGACTGGAATGAATTCCTTCTCCAAGACTCGCTGGTCTTCGGCCCATGACTTCTTGTGAGGCTTTGCCCAGCGCTCCAGATATTCCTTGGAGAATTCTTCAACGGTAGGGGAGTTGCGGTTGGCGGTGGCCTCTGGGTCAGGGTCATCGCCGTCCTTGATGCGGACTCGGATCTCCGCAGTCTTCTTACGGGCCTCAGCCAAAGATATGTTTGGATAGGTCCCCAATGTGAGACGGCGAAGCTTGCCGCCTGACCGGAAGATCAGGACCCAAGTCTTGCTTCCGGTGGGGGAGACCCGGATATGCAAACCCTTTCCGTCTGGATAATCCCGACGGCCTTCGTCCTGACCTACTGTTACTGTTTTCAAAAACCGATCAGTAAGACGTGAGTTCACCTTTTCCCCCTAAGCGATGGCCTTTTTTTAATTTTAACCATATAATAATACAAAGTATTTCTCTGAAAAGTCTACCCCGGATTTTTTGCTGGGTAACAATGTGTATCCTGGGTGTACTTTTGGGTATACTTTTGCTTTGGCTTGGGTGCAACTGTTTGATACTCAAAGAGCAGAATAAATGAATAACTATTTGAATTCAAATAAAAATTTTAATAACGACTGAAACCTAGTAAAACCGGGAAAATCGCTTTTGGTCGTGCTTCGTAATCAGTAGGTCGAGAGTTCAATTCTCTTTCCTGGCTCCAGTAAAAAATAAGGACTTAGATGTAAAATCTAGGTCCTTTTTT